GTTTGTGTCGCGTCATGTTGTAGAGCAATTACAGGAAGAAGGTGTTTATCGTGACGTACCTGTAGGTGTAGCGGCCCCTGATTTTGACATTGAGCCTGATCATGAGCTAACAACTACCTATGATGACGACAAAGTACGTCTTACTAAATACTATGGTCTAGTCCCTCGGTATTTGTTAGAAGAAGCCATGTCAGACCCAGACGCAGAAGAAGAAGTTGTAGAGCTAGTTGAAGATGAAGACGATAATAGTTACTATATTGAAGCTATTGTTGTACTTGCTGATGGTGGTACTCTACTAAAGGCTGAAAAGAACCCCTATATGATGAACGACCGGCCTGTCATTGCATTCCCTTGGGATGTCGTTCCTAGCCGTTTCTGGGGTCGAGGGGTATGTGAGAAAGGGTACAACTCTCAAAAGGCGTTAGACGCAGAACTACGCGCTAGAATCGATGCTCTCGCTCTTACCGTACACCCTATGTTGGCTATGGATGCTACTCGTATGCCAAGAGGCGCTAAACCTGAAGTACGTCCGGGTAAAGTTATCTTGACAAACGGCAACCCTGCTGAAGTCCTACAGCCTTTTAACTTTGGTCAGGTTAATCAGATTACCTTTGCACAGGCCAGTGCTTTACAACAGATGGTACAGACCGCTACAGGCGCTATTGACTCAGCGGGTATAGCAGGTAGTATTAATGGAGATAATACCGCAGCGGGCATCTCTATGAGCTTAGGCGCTATTATTAAGCGTCACAAGCGTACATTAATTAACTTCCAAGAGTCATTCATTATTCCACTGGTAACTAAAGCTGCTCATCGTTACATGCAGTTTGAGCCTGAGCTATACCCAGTTGCTGATTATAAGTTTGATGTATCTAGTTCTTTAGGTATCATTGCCCGTGAGTATGAGGTAACACAGTTAGTACAGTTGCTACAAACTATGTCACCAGAGACTCCAATGTATCCTGAGTTGATTAAGTCTATTGTTGAGAACATGAACTTGTCCAACCGTGAAGAACTTATTGCTAAACTTGATCAGGCCAATCAGCCTAACCCAGAAGCTCAGAAAGCACAGCAAGCTACGCAGCAAGCTGAAATGCAGTTCCAAGCTTCACAAACTGCTGCTCTCAACGGCCAAGCTAAAGAGTCTGAAGCGCGTGCAGCTAAGGCTGTTGCAGAAGCTCAAGCTGTACCTCAAGAAACAGAGATAGCCCGTATCAAGGCTGTAACAGCTAACCTACAGGCTGGCGATGCTGACGACAAAGAGTTCCAACGCCGTCTTGAGGTCTCTAAACAACTTCTTAAGGAGCGAGAGGTAGCTGCTAAAGAAGGCACTGTAAAACCCGCAGCACCTGAACAGCCACAACAAGGACAATTTACATTATGATTCTAACAAGTAAAATCTTCAGCGATGCTATGGAGCAAGTAAACATAGCGTTCGCTGCTGTAAATAAAAAGGTTGACAAACTAGAACAAGAGGTTAAGACTTTAACAAAGGAGAAAGCCGATGGCAGTAAAAAAAGACCCAAGGCTAGCTAGGGCTGGTGTAGCAGGTTTTAACAAACCCAAACGCACCCCCGGTCATCCTAAGAAAAGTCACGTAGTGGTTGCCAAAGAAGGGGATAAGGTTAAGACCATCCGCTTTGGTGAGCAAGGCGCGAAGACCGCGGGCAGTCCCAAAGCAGGTGAGTCTGAGAAGATGAAAAAGAAGCGTGCTAGCTTTAAAGCCAGACATGGTAAGAACATATCCAAAGGTAAGATGTCAGCAGCTTTCTGGGCTGATAAAGTTAAATGGTAATAGGAGAAGTACAATGCCAAAAGTAGGTGGAAAATCATACTCATACACTAAGTCAGGAATGACGGCAGCTAAGAAAGCAGCCAAAAAGACTGGCAAGAAAGTGGCCGTTAAAGTCATGTCCAAAAAGGAGATGACCGTCTAGGATGTCGAGCTCCAAAGAAGAGAGATCGAGATCCTCAAGATGTGCCAGCATCCTTATATCATCAGGCTCCTCGATATTTTCGAGAACCAGGAGTACATCTACATTGTCATGGAAAACCTTCAGGGCGGTGATCTCTTCACTTACCTCGAAAAACGTAACTTCGAAATCACTGAGACAAGGGCGAAAACACTCTCTCATCAGATTGCCACGGCGCTCTACTATTTGCACAGTTTCGGTGTGGCCCACAGAGACTTGAAACCAGAAAACATCCTGATGGTCTCGAACGACGACGACTCCGACCTCAAGATCGTCGATTTCGGCTTGTCCAAGATCATCGGCCCCAACGAATCCAGTCTTGACCCATTCGGTACTCTGTCGTATGTGGCACCCGAAGT